GACATGCTTGTCTCGCTCCGTAAATATTTGGGATGTCTCTGCTCATATTAATAGTTTTACCGTAGAAGTTGCGACCGGCACCAAGTGCTTCAGATACTTGATTTACAGCGCCGTAATTATCCAACACATTGGCAACCGGTTGAATTAGTGTCATGGGATCCATATTTGGTAAAATAGTTGCTTGATACGCGTTGACTAGTATCAAAATGTCCATCATTAATTTCTTACGCTCGTCGTTGAGAATCTTCAACATGTCGTCAACAAATTCAACCTTGTAAGATAATATAAAAAACAAATCAAACCCTTCAACTGGTTCTTTGAATTCGTCCCATTTTTTAATAAGAATTTGATATGAGTCTTTCAAATCGTCAATGTCACTTGGGTCTAAATATTGTTTGTATTCTTTAAGTGCCAACGCAATGCGGTCTGCTTCGCGCATTAGTTTAGTTGCTCTTAAAATGGCATCTACAATTCTTGCTTTTGGATCTTCAATGGTTGTTATAGCAGTATCCCGGCGACCACGATCTCCATCTCCAAAAGTACTATCATTGCTACCAAAATCACTAAAATAACTGCTACTAGAACTTGAAGATGAGTCACTAGGATCAAAGTCGCCACCTGATTCGTCTTCTAATTCGTCAAAATCTTCCGTTCTGGTTTCAGATCTTGCTTGCCCTCTGCTTTCGGATCTATCCTCGGCGCTGGCACCAGTTGGCATGCGAGGCATTTCACTTGAAGATTGTTTACTTAACCTTTCAAAGAAATCTGTTATATCTCTAACCTTTCCTTTTGATGGTTTTGGCGATGCTTCTGATGCTGTATCGGATATATTTACTTTTCTAGGTCTTCCACGATTAGTTGGTTGCTTAAATATTCCGAGATTAGTCATTGATGCCAACCCTTCTTCACTGGGATCCATTCCTCCGTAAAGTCTCGCAAGGTGTGCTCTACCGGCACCCTCTTCTCTATCGGCAAGTGCCTGGGAAGTCAATTCAGGATACGTGTTTGCGTAACGTGTTGATTGGGTTCGGATAAAATTAAACAGGTCGCCGATCTCGGCAATTTTGTCAACAAATCTACCCATTTCACGTTTGGTATCATTGGCATTCTTAATCGGTCTTAAAGTTGCGTCGGTATCTTGAGCATCTTTCATTTGACTTGATTGTACGACAGAAAGTTTTTTGCTCGCTGAAATTATACTATCAGGCGCAAAATCCAAAGTATTTCGTTTCGGCAATTGAGGCATTATATTATACAACAACATTTTTTTTTGGTGTATAAATCATTTCAGAAAAGTAACCGTCTAAATATAAAAAGGTGGATAGAGTGGAAGCAAATTTTCAAATCAAAGAAGTTTCAAGTGTGATCAGTTTGATTTACTAGGTTTCCCTTGACTTAAAAAATTGCTTACACTCGTTCCACTCCTTTGGTTCTCTATACTTAACTTAATAGAGACCGTGTTCCTTAACAAACTTGGATGCCATTGGTAGACTGAGACCGCGTTCTGCCATGATCTTCTTGACGATCTCGTTTCTAGCAGATCTAGCACCACCTCTCATCTTGTTGCGGATCGCTTCTTTTGCGAGTGGGACAACGATTTCTTCTCCGACGGTTTTTGCTACGGGTGAGACTACTTTGGCAAAACCTTTGATAAAAGCGTTGCCTTTTCCGCCTCTCATTTTGCTACGAATTGCTTCAGTTGCCATCTCCTTTGCGAGTGGAACAAACACATCTTTGGCAACAGGGGCAACTGCCTTGGAGAGTCCGGATAAAAAGGAACTCTTGCCACCCCTCATCTTGTTGCGAATAAATTCGGTTGCGAGTTCCTTACCAACAGGGACTATAACATCCTTGGCAATTGGAGCAAATGCCTTGCCCATATCACCCAAGAATGACGATTTCTTGCCACCTAAACTAGATAAACCCAAAGCACCGGTAACATGTTCAAGAGCATCAACCAAGGCAGGGTGATCATCTCTTTTCACGTTAATTGCTGTATCTAATAATTTTACCAAATCGGCACCCGATAAACCAAGCGCGCTCATTGGTTGACCAGACTTAATATGATCTATCATACTTTTGAACATTTTAGTATTGGATTTGGGCAAGACTCCTCCTCTCATCTTGCCTCTGATATACTCAGTTGCGAGTTCCTTGCCAACCGGGACGATAACATCCTTGGCAATTGGAGCAAACGCTTTACCCATATCACCCAAGAATGAAGACTTTTTGCCACCAACCGACATCTGATGTTTATAGGATTCTAGAGCATGAGGATAAATAGAAGAATGGAATTCTCCTGGGTGATTCATTAATAAAGCACCACCTTCTTTCTGCGCCTTTGCCATTGCTCTCTTCTCAGCACGTTTGACACGGTTGCTTTCAAGTTTGGATGCGTATGCTTCTTCTGCTGTAGCAAATTTCTTGGGTCTTCCTGCTTTACCTTTAACTGCTTTCGCCTTCTTACCACGTTTTGCTGTTGTCGCATACATTTTCAAGTTTTCAGATGGTTCGGCAACCTCATCAATGTCAAAAGGAGGAGCAGATGTCTTCTCAGCAACCAATCTGCGAATGTAACCAGCAGGTTTGGATTTGCCGGTGCTGACGTAAGCGCCACCTTCCATTTTCTTTGCTCTTAACTGCGCCATGTGTTCTTTTGCTTCAGGAGATCCCTTAACCATTCTGCCACGCCCTCTCCTTGGTGGTATCACCTTCATCATTGCGGGAGCAATCACATCTTTACCTAGATCGTAACCCCAAAGAAGAGGGTTCGCCATTCCAATTGCCTTTTCAGCAGGTGATGCTCCACCCATTTTTCTAACACCGTGACCATCGGCACCTGGCATGCCTAAACCAACTAGCAGAGCAGGATTGATTACAGATCCAATCTGCTTCATATATTCGCGAACCGGGTCTTTATCTCTTGCTCCACCGTGTTTCTTACCGAACTGTCGTGATCCAATTGTAAAATATCCACCTTGAGCGCCACCGTCAGCGCGACTGACACCTGCTTCTGCCATTTGATGAGCACCGTGGTAAATTCCGTGACCATCAGCACCGACAATCATGCCACCGTCCATCCCACATTCATCGTCGCTAGAACTATCGTAACCAGCGCCCCTCATCTTAGCAAGGAGCAATTCTTTCGCGATCGGTACAGCAATTGGAGCAAGTGCCTTTGCTGTTCCAGTGAATCCGGTTTTGAAACCGTGACCAAAATCCTTCCAAAAACTGCCACCAATGGTATCAGGACTAGATCCGTCTAAACTTCCGACACTAAGGGTTCCGGGGTAATCGGATTCAGATGATCCAGGAAGTACCCATTTGCGCATTCTTTTACCACCAAACATGGTTGGTTGGGGTGTAGACTTAATAATGCCTCTCTCAATCCCGTCAAGCAGGTGACTAGCAATAAGTTGGTTGTATTCTTCCATCTTTTATATACTCTAAATATATTTTTATTTGCTAAAAATATGTTTTTTATTTAAGATCAAAAGACCTCAAAAGTGTGTGTTTTTACGGAAATCTGAGGATTTCAAATTTAGAAATCTATTAAGCGAGATGTTTCGCAAGTTTTGAACTAGATTGTCTTCCACCAGAAATCGCACCACCACTCATGGCACCGCCACTGTGAATTCCTCCACTGATGGCACCGCCTGAGTGAATGCCACCCATCTGTCGTCTCGCCATATCAGCAACAGCGGACACTAGTTTGGGATTCTCCTTCACGAACGAGGCAACATCACCCATTCCGCGATTCATTAGTTTGCCACCAACAAGGCGGGCGTAATCGGCAGACGCAAGATGGGGAACAGGGTTTTGCTCCTTGGTTCTGAGGACTTGCTCCTTGGTAAGGATACCAGTAAAGATCTGGGATGTTCCTTGCTGAGTGGCAAAGACACCAGAGTTGACTGTAATGATACAGATCTCGGGTTGAGCAACAGCAAAATCGTATTGATTGGTAACAGACATGTTGAACTGGAACTGGTACTGTCCGAGGGAAGACGCAGACAAATACGAGGGAAGGGAGAAGTCCATTACAGGAGAAAGGACTAACAAAGAACCAGTTGTGGCAGTCTTAAGAACACCACCCTGAGCAGTAGGGGCGACAGGTGTCAAATAAGTACCAACGTTAGGGACATCAGCAGATCCTCTAAACTCGTAGAAGGATTGAGACGATCCGTTTTTGTAAGAAATATTATACAAGTCTTGCTGAGTGGCAGTAGACAAGAGACCAGAAGCGTTGTTAAAGTTAACACTGATCTGGTTGATGGTTAAGAAACTACTGGAATAATTCCAATTTTGCTGAGACATGGGAACACGAACTGAAATTAAGATAAGATCCGGTACCTGATTCAATTGGATAGATTGAGAAGTTAATGTTTGAGTGCCTCCTGCTGGGATATTAGTTCCGGAGGCAAAAGTGGTCAAATATCTAGGGTAATCAAGGAAAGGAACAACGTTCTTAGTTGAGATCTTAGCGTACTGCTCAGGTTGTAACGATAAGAAGTTGAAGAGCAATCTAGTGTTGGCAAAACCAACAGATTGGGCAGGGACAACACCACCGGCAGGAGCAGTTGCCCAACCAAGAGCAATGTTAGAAATGTAACCGCCAAGAGTATTTCCACCAACAACAGTGTTATTGGCAGTTGAGAAGAGTCTCTTACATGAGTTATCAACGTTCAAAACCATACTCATATTATTGACACCAACAAGACCGGCATTCATATCGGGGGCACAATTGATAAAAGGAGAGAGTGCCAAGAAGGGTTCAGTCAAAGTTGCTCTGATAGAAATGACCCAAGTGTTGTTACCGGCGGCGGCGACGCAAATAGGAGAGTTGTCAACGAAGGCACCGTTTACGTAACGATCAATTTGTAAAAAGTCAAGAGCGTAAGCACCACGACCAGCGAAGTCCTCATCGTAAGTGTTAGTAGAATAACCGGCAAGAGGGTTATTGTTGGCACCGGGAGCAGACTTGTACTCACCGAAAGCGCAATCGGGTAAAGAAGGTGTCATGGAATTGTATCTAGACAATGTTCTACTGTCATTCATTCTCATCAACATGGGAAGAACATCTTGTAAATTGGTAGAGATTGACACGTTGTTAATAGTTGACTGGATCGTGGTGAACAAAGAGTTCAAGGGGAATGCCTGTAAACTCTCTGAGAGACCATACTGGAAACAACTGACTCCGTTAGCAACAGCGTAAGGAGTTCCAACACCTCCTAGACTAAGTTGGAAACTCAACTGGGACGACAACAGCAAATGACGATCAATCACGATGTTTTCACTGGGGATCTGGACGTTGAAAACGATAGACGAGTTTGATGTAGAAACTGCTTGGAATTGCTGAAAGGTTGACTGGGAAGCACCAGATTGGACTCCGAAAACTTCAGACGAGGTAATATCGGCAATGCGACTGTCTTCAATGAGAACGGTTTTGAAATCACTCATATTATATTATACAATAACATTATTTTTTGGCGAATAATGTTATTTTGTTTTCTCTAAATGTTTAAAAGACATGACCCTAAATTTATATCTCTTTGGGATAGGCGACAGACGCTCCGGAGGGGTTCTTACGTTGAAACAAAATCTTAATGGTTGCTGTAGATCCAGAAGTTAACCTAAATGGTTGAAGAACTCCAACTCTATCCTTCCAAAAAACGTTAATGTCTAAATTGTAGACCGGGGTATTTCCTACTAAATTGACTAGACGGTATTGGGCGGTCGGAGTGTACACAATATTCGGTTTATAAATGCCAGAATCACTTACGAAGTCGGTGATCACTTGCGAAATGTTTGAATTGTTGCCACCGTTGTTATAAATTTGCCCGTTAATAAACAGCAATGGCGCTGAAATATTATTTGGCACTATTGGTAAAGTATTTGATGTAAAAACAATTGACGTGATAGGAGTCCAAAGGGAAACCGTTGAATATTCCTGAACTATCTGATATGCCTTGTATTGACTTGCTACAGGTGCTGATGGTGGGAAATCAACAATGTTGGCACCTCCGAAACCAAGTGGTTGAATTTGAACATTCTTTCCGGAAGTGGCAGTTACGTAAGATTTGATCAATACTGGGAAACTGCTAAATAATTGGAACATGGCAGGATTGAAGTATATTCCGATGTGATTGGCATTACTTGTATTATATCCAGCAACATCAGCAGACATGATTGCCAAGTTGTTAGTAGTGTCCCAAGACAGCGATGGTGCGTGAGTTGTTGGCAATATTAAACCTGCTCCAGTCACTTGAGCATTCAAACCAGCAAAACAAGTAAGGAAAGTTTGGTTTACTAAATAGATCCAATATTGGTAATTCAGCGTTTCGTAGTATCCAGTGCTGTTGTTCTGAAGTTTGGTTGAAGTCTGACTG